TGCAGAATTTGACTGTATCGTTATATGCTTGGATGGAAAATGTAGAGTTATTTACACCAACTATTTCTGTTCCATTTTCATTTGGTACACCACCCGTAGTAAACCCTGGTGGTACGTCACCTTTTTCGATACCGATAGGAACTCCTGTGGTAACACCCGCATTAGTACCACAAAATGACGAATACACAGGTCCCATTTCCCAACCGGCTTCTGTTGTAGCTAAAGTAGCCGGAATGCTAGAGGGAGCTCCTATCATAGGCGATTATGCAAAGGCCACGAAAATTGCAGCCGGCGCAACTGCCATGGTAGCCAAAGCATATGGTTTTTCGAGACCAATTGATTTGAAAGAACCCGGAAAGATGCGGTTAGTTCCTACTGGGGGTTTAGCTACTATGAATACTGTGGACACGAGTACTAAATTAGCAATGGACGTAAAGCAAGAATTGACAATCGATGCGAAGACTGTAGGTCTTACTAACAAAGATGAATTATCAATTCAATCGTTTGGTGATCGTATGACTATGATAGACAATTTCCAATGGTCTCATACTAATACAGAGCGCCTACGATTGTGGTATATGCCTATTACACCGATGATTTTCCGGTCGTTAGTTTATACTGATAGATTGGCGAGGGTAGGTCGTAAGGTAGTTACCACACCTCAAGCTTATATTTCCCAATTTTTTAAGTATTGGAGGGGTGAAGTGTGTTTTAATTTCGATGTTGTACATTGTGGGTTTCATTCAGGAAGATTGAGGATTGTAGTTGACCCTGGTGCTTCATTGGGCGTATTTCTACCCGAGAATGACAATAAAGTGATGTCGTGGGTATTAGACATTACAGAAGCTTCTAATATATGCGTACCTTGTCCGTGGATGACAAACCAGAACTATTTGCGGTGTCACGCCACGGACGAAGGAGCATCTTTTCCGGCTATAAGTTCTCTGCCATTACCAGCTTACAATAGGAATACCCATGTGGGGAACATTAGTGTCTATGTGGAGAGCTTGCTGAGCGTACCTGATGAATTGGTATCTCCGGCATTATCTGTAATTGTTAGTATGAAGATTAATAATTTTGAGCTTGCAGTTCCCCGAGATACGGATACCATAGAACTACTACCGGAATCTGATATCTTATCAACACCATCTGACGTAGAGGTGGAACACAACGTAGGTGTTCCCTCAAATTTCAGAACTACAGTATTTTTTGGAGAAGAGATAACATCTTTACGCCAATTAATGAAGCGGTACC